ACTGTAAGTTGCGCAGGCTGCGGATCATTTTGCAAGGCAAAAGGAAGTGATATGCGTGCGGAAGGTGTTACGTGCCGCTGAGTTCTGGATTTGGAGCGAGGTTATTTTAAAAGGCGTCGGCATTCTCGCCCTTATCGCAGTAGTTATTTTGGCTATGGCCGTGCTGGTGAACGGGGCCAGGGTGCTGGGGTTATAAAAATCGATTACGGAAGGAGGGGATTAATTAATATGGCAGCGGGAAAGATCGCAGCACCGGGGACGGAATATGGCCCCTGTAAAGAACCGTGCAGCCATACCGACTGCGCTTCGTCAAGAAGCATGGCTGAAGCTGAATGCATCCACTGCGGGAAGCCGATAGGCTATGAAACGTCTTGCTATAGCACGGAAACCGGTTTTGCCCACGCTAAGTGTGAGGAACTTTTTCAGGATGTCAGGAGGCGCATACGATATTGATTAGAAAATTTTTAAGATGGTATGAAAAACGGCAGCGCCAGCGCAGGAAAGATAAGCAATGGCAGGCGTACTTCAAAGCCGGCAGGGCGGTGAGGTAGATGCCGCCAAAACCCCAGTTTCCAAAAAAGCCGCGAGGCAAATAGGAATAGGAGGCAAAAGACCTCCGTCACCCGTGACGGGTGAGTACGTCACTTCCTGAAAGATCAGGGGGGTGACGTTTTTCATTGAAAGGAGGTGAAAACGAAAGATGCCCAGCGAAATCAACGTCCTTGACCTGGCCAGGGGAGCCGTTCAGGAGCAGATCAACAACGAGATGAACAAAATCCTTGCCAACCTTGTTGACCTGAACACCGACACCAAGACCGTCCGCAAACTGACAGTCACCCTGGCCTTCAAGGTTGATGAGAACCGTGAATCCGTTGACTGCGCAGCCCAGGCAAAAGCGACGCTGGCCCCGGTCAAAGCGATCACAACCAGGCTTATCCTGGACACCGATCACCTCGGCCGGACGGTTGCCGCCGAACTTAACAAGGACCGCGGCAGCGCCCTGGCCGCTGAGATCGAGAAGGAGCTCAAGCTGGTAAAGAGCAGCTGACAAAAACATTTCGAGGAGTTGTAAGAATGGGTATGAACAAAGACGCCCTGGAGTACCTGCTGTCGCTAAAAGACATTGAGATTACCGAGATTGACGGGCTTCAGTATTCATCAAGAAAGCTTTTTAAAGTGTATGAAGCGTCCCCGGAAGTGTTTGTTACCAAATCCCTGGCCGGCATTGTTGAACTGCTTAACCAGGAACATGAACACCGGCGGCTCAACAGCCTGATTATCCATGTGGAGGGCCCCACGCAGGTGGATGTGCATTCCATGCTGCGTGACGACCTTGGCCGGTTCCACATCTATTCAGCGGTTGCGGAACTGCCCGTTCAAAAGTTTGGACAGTTCATGGACCTGGAAGAAGCCGTTATCAGGCTGAAGTCAACCTTCGTACAGACCGAGACCCGGGACGAACTTATCAAATTGCTGGGAAACATCAGGGAAGAGAACGTAAAGACCAGCAGCGACGACGGGATCAGCCAGACAGTTGCCGCAAAGACCGGTATCGCTACAATCTCCAACGTAACACTGCCGCCCATCATCAAATTAGCTCCCTACAGGACATTTATTGAGGTGGAACAGCCGGAGGGTGAGTTTCTGCTCCGGCTCCAGAATGGACCGAAGGCAGCGCTGTTTGAGGCTGATGGCGGAGCGTGGAGGATCCTTGCCCGGGAAAACATCAAGGAATACTTCCTGGATAATCTGGAGGACTTGATTTTACAGGAAACGGTCATTGTAACCGTATAAAAAAAAGCACCCCGGCTAGGCTACTGGCCGGGGAAATTAAAAAAACTGTTGCTCAAGCCAATTATAAAGATAATGGAGGAATCTGTAAATGGAAATCACCGTCAACGTCAATGTCAACGCCCCGGACCTGGTTGCTGCAATACACGACCTGGCTGTTTTTCTGTCTGCAAAACCTATTGCGCCGGCGGCAATTACAGAAGATGCGGAAACCAAAAGCAAATCTGAATTCAGTTTCAAACTACATGCACAGGAGCCGGAGAACAAACCGGAATCGCCGCCAACATCTCCCCCAGAACCGGAAAATAAGCCGGAAACATCCGAACAGCTAAAGCAGGAGCCCGAAGAGCCCACAGCGCCGCCTGATCCTCCCGTTACCAAGGAACAGGTCAGGGCAAAGCTGACAGCCCTGGCCGAGGCGGGTAAACAGGCCGGCATTAAGGACCTGTTCAGCAAGTTTGGCGCTGCAAAACTGTCTGAAGTGCCTGAAGAGAAATATCCTGAATTGCTTAAAGCCGCGGAGGAACTCGCATGAGCGCACACGCCATATTGTCGGCATCGGGTGCATACAGGTGGCTCGCATGCCCGCCAAGCGCCCAACTGGAGCGGCAGTTTCCGGAGGAAACCAGTTCATACGCTGAAGAAGGCGCCTTCGCCCACGCTTTCGCAGAACTTCGCTTGAAGCGGCACTTGGGAATTATAAAAACAAAAGCATATCACAAAAAGCTTGAAGAGATGCAAGAACACAGTATGTATTCACCCAGGCTGGCCGAGTATGTTGATATTTACGTCACTTTAGCGGCAGAAAAAATATCCGAGGCTAAAAAGCGCTCAAAGGATGCAGTGGTTTTGCTGGAACAAAAGCTGGACTTCAGCCAATGGGTACCGGATGGTTTTGGCACCGGGGACCTGGTCATTATATCCGACGATGCAATTGATATTACGGACTTTAAATACGGCGCCGGCGTGCCTGTCAGCGCTGAAGACAATCCACAGATGAAGCTTTATGGGCTTGGCGCTATAGCAACTTACGGGATGCTTTATGACTTTTCAAAGGTCCGCATGACTATTGTACAGCCCCGGCGCGACAGCCTATCAACCTCCGAAACGACTGTGGAGGACCTGCTGGTATGGGCCGACGCCTATACAAAGCCCAGGGCAGAGCTTGCCATGGCAGGGGGCGGTGAATTCCTGGCCGGCGATCACTGCAAATTCTGCCGGGCGAATTGCACCTGCAGGGCCAGGGCGGAAGCAAACCTGGAGCTGGCAAAGATGGACTTCCGGGACTCGTCCCTGCTGACGGACGAGGAAATCGGAGAGGTCCTGACAAAGGCCGACATGCTTAAAGCCTGGGTCTCGGACATCATGGATTACGCATTGGACCAGGCGCTTAACCACGGGAAGAAATGGCTGGGTTGGAAGCTGGTAAGCGGAAGATCAAACCGTAAATATTCAGATGAGAATGCTGCGGCAAAGGTCTTACTGACTAACGAGTACACCGAGGATAGGATTTATGCCCCCAGAAAAATTCTTGGTATTACTGCAATGGAAAAGGAAATCGGCAGAAAACGGTTTGATGAGCTGCTGAAGTATCTAATAATCCGGCCTCCCGGCAAGCCGACATTGGCGCCGGAATCAGATAAAAGGCCGGAAATTAATTCGACTGAAGCAGCCGCACAAGATTTCAGTGAAAAAGTGAAAGGGGAAAACGAAGATGACAGCACAAGCACAGGCCAAAGCGCCTAATACCAAAGTGATTACGGGCAAAGTCAGACTTTCTTATGCAAACCTTTTCGAGCCCCGTGCCATCGCCGAGGGCCAGGACAAAAAATACTCACTCTGCATTCTGGTCCCCAAGTCAGACGTAGACACCCTGCGTAAAATCAAAGCCGCCGTAGAAGCCGCCAAAGAAGCCGGAAAAAGTCTCTGGGGCGGTAAAGTACCGCCGAACCTTAAACTCCCTCTTCGTGACGGCGATGCTGAACGTCCGGATCAGCCGGAGTATGCCGGGCGTTATTTCCTCAATGCTTCTTCAAAGCAGAAGCCCGGTATCGTTGACAAAAATGTAAATCCCATTCTTGACCAGACCGAGGTTTACTCCGGCTGCTACGGCCGGGTAAGCATCAACTTCTTCCCGTTCAACCAGGCCGGGAATAAGGGTGTTGGCTGCGGACTGCAGAACGTGCAGAAGCTGGCCGACGGGGGACCCCTGGGCGGCAGGTCCAGGGCCGAGGACGACTTTGATGCGGTAAGCGACGACGAGGACGATTTCCTGAGTTAACCAGTTATAAATATGGGCGGGTGGCTTTGTGTTGCCCGCCTTGCTGATATTAGTACCAAAGGAGGACAAAGATGAGAGACAGAGCTGATTTTATAGATATAGAAGAAAGACTGAACGACAAGCCTATATATACACGATATAACGGTGATGCACTAATACAAACAGCCAGATTAAAATTGCTTGGAATTGGAATATTTGCTTTTGAAACAAGTTTATTTGGAGAAAAGCCATACGTAACTAACATGAATATGCCAAAGTTTGATACCGAAAAAGAAGCGTATGGGTGGATTGAAAACTCTGGCAAGTGGCAAAAGGAGGGAAACAATGAACTATAACAAGACTGTGAAAGAATTACGCGACATAGCAGACTTATACGAAGAAATGGGCGTTGATCACCTGCAGAGAAAAACCATGCGTGAAGCCGCAGACATGATAGAGAGATTGACATGGGTATCTGTGGAAGAAAGGTTGCCCGAATATTTCAAGGATTACGGCTTCTCAAAAGTTGTATGGTGCCTTGATGCACACGGTAAAACAGGATTCGGCATTTATCAGAAGGAGTTACAGCATAAAGGATGGTTTATTGGCGGCGGCGCAGGTGAGAACAGCGCAATAATTACCCATTGGATGCCATTGCCAGAGCTCCCAGGGGAAGGAGATAACCGATGATGGTTGTCTTAGGCTTGGATCTGGAAACGTACTCCAGTGTGGACCTTAAAAAATGCGGCGTATACAGCTATGCCGAGTCAAAAGATTTTAAAATCCTGCTTTTTGCCTATGCATTCGATGATAATCCAGTTGAAATTATCGACCTGGCAAGCGGTGAGAATCTCCCCGACAGTGTGAGCCGGGCTTTAACTGACCCAAACATAATAAAATGTGCCTTTAACGCTGCGTTCGAAAGAACTTGTTTAAAAAAATGGTTTAATAAAGAAATACCTCCGGAACAGTGGGCTTGTACCGCAGTGCATGCAGCCACATTAGGACTGCCGCGTAGCCTTGACGGTGTGGGGGATGCTCTCGGACTGAATGTAGGCCACAGGAAGCTTGCTTCCGGCGCAAACCTGATCCGGTATTTCTCCATCCCCTGCAAACCTACCAAGGCCAACGGTGGAAGGACCAGGAACCTTCCCCACCACGACCCGGATAAATGGGCGGCCTTTAAAAAGTACTGCATCCGGGACGTGGAAGTGGAGCGCGCCATCCGGATAAAGCTTGAAAAGTTCCCGGTCCCGAAGCAGGAACAGAAATTATGGACGCTTGACCAAAAAATAAACGACGGCGGTATACGGGTGAATCCGGTCCTGGTCCGTCAGGCAATAAAGTGCGATACGCAGTACCAGAAGAGACTGGAGGAAGAGGCGGTTAAACTAACGGGCCTTGATAACCCGGGCAGCGTTGCACAGCTCAAATACTGGCTGCGGAGCGTTGAAGGCTTGGAGGTTAAAAGCCTGTCCAAGGATACCATCCCTGTAATTCTGGAAAAGGTGGAAAGCGACGCAGCCAGGCGGGTGCTGGAGCTCCGCCGGGAGATGTCCAAGACCAGCATTAAAAAGTATGAGGCTATGGCCCGGGCACGATGCAAGGACAGCCGGATCCGGGGGCTGCTGCAGTTTTACGGAGCTAATAGAACCGGCCGATGGGCCGGGCGCTTAGTGCAAGTGCAAAACCTACCTCAGAATCATATGCCGGATTTGGACGCGGCCCGGCGGCTTTTAATAGCCGGTGACTTTGACACTCTGGAGCTGCTTTTCGACTCCGTCCCGGTTGTGCTTTCCCAGCTTATCCGGACCGCTTTCATCCCGGATAAAGGCTGCCGGTTCATCGTTGCAGACTTCTCGGCCATCGAAGCCCGGGTGATCGCCTGGCTGGCCGGTGAGAAGTGGGTGTTAGATGTCTTTAAGTCTCACGGAAAAATCTATGAGGCTGCAGCTTCCCAAATGTTTCACGTGCCGATTGACAGGATAGTTAAAGGAAGTCCGGAGTATGATCTTCGACAAAAAGGAAAGGTGGCCGTTTTAGCCTGTGGCTATCAAGGCGGCGTCGGCGCCCTAATCTCTATGGGTGCCTTGAAGATGGGCCTGCCAGAAGAAGAACTCCCGGGAATCGTGAGATCATGGCGTCAATCCAACCCCAAAATAGTCAAGTTCTGGTACGATGTTGAGGCTGTGGCAATGGAAGCTGTACGGGAGAAAAAGGCGGTAACGCTGCATCACGGTTTAACCTTCTCCTATGAGCCGGGGATAATGTTCATCCGCCTTCCTTCCGGCCGGCGCCTGGCATACGTGAGGCCGAGGATTGAAAACAACCCCCGTTTCGATAAGCCCGCGCTGACATATGAGGGGCTTGAGCAAGGGACGAAGCAGTGGGGGAGGCTTTACACATACGGAGGGAAGATCGTTGAAAATATAGTCCAAGGCACGGCCCGGGACTGCCTGGCAGAGGCTATGCTCCGCCTGGATGCCGCCGGTTACAAAATCGTTATGCATGTGCACGATGAAGTGGTTCTGGAGACGCCCAACGGCAGCGGCAGTCTTGAGGAGGCCTGTGAAATAACCGGTCAGTCAATCAGCTGGGCGCCGGGGCTGCCGATGCGGGCCGACGGCTATGAGTGTGACTACTATATGAAAAACTGAGTAGCGATAAAAACTGGATATACGTCGGGGCTTACAATCGACAGAATTAATGTGGATGGTCCGTATAGTCCGAACAATTGCAGATGGATTCCATTAAAAGAACAAATGACAAATAGGCGTTCAAGTTTAGCATACAGAATGCGCATATCTGAAGACCGGGTTGAAATGCAAACATTATAGAAAACAGGGAAATAAAAAAGGACTGATTAAATTGGCAAAGAGGCCTTTGGAAAAAATATATTTCGACCTTTTAGACCTGGCTGAAACTCTGAATGACCATATGCTTTTTATGCTTTTAGGCGAAATAAAAACAATAATCTCTGATAATGATGAAAAAAATGCCGCTAAAGACTGGAAAAAAGGATCAGGAGTGTTACAGCCCGACTCTATAAGGATTGAAGTTTTTAAGAATGACAACCACCCAGGAGTAATGATCCACCGAAAGGTAGACGAAAACGGAGGTCTTATACCCGGGTGGGCTATAAGCCATGAATCCGGTTACAGATTAGGGCCGCCTACCTACGCAAATAAACGAAAAGCAGTTAAAGCTTTTATGAACCACGCCTCAAAAATTAACTGGAACAGGCCAAGGAATAAGTTGATAGAAGATCCGGAAGCGATGCAAGCAAACCGTGATTTGATAAACAACGCATAAAAATATCAGGAGAGAAAATAAAATGTATATCCGTCCTCTTACAGATTTCGAGACAAACCAGATCAGCGAAGCCAAACGGGAAGCCAATAAAAACCTTACCAAGCAGCGCCAGGCCGTCGCCAGGGAAATAAAAAAGGCTACATACGGCCCTTTAAAGACCGAGCTGTTGGTAAAGCATGAAAGACTGCAACCTATCACCGGGCGGCCTGTATTCGTTTCTCTGGACGGGGAAACGATGCCGCTTGATTACGAGCTGCTTAAAAAGCTGGACAGGTCTCTGGAAAGGCGGTTCTGGTCGAGAACAATGACTATCAAAGGGGTCCCCGAGAAGCTTGCTCTGGTTATTGAATATGCAACCGGGGAAATAGGGATAAACCAGCTGCCCGATCACCAGATGGAGCTGCTCAAAGGCCTGCCGGTTGTCAGGCTTGACGGGCCGAGCCCGGAAGAACTGCGGGAAATCGAGGAACTCCTGTCTTGAATAAAAAACCGGGAGGGAAAACAGATGGAATTTGGAAGCGTAATAAATTTTATGAACCAGCAGCTTAAAGCCCTTAAAGACCTTGAGGATTTGATTGAACACAATGAAAACCAGGAGCAGACTCACGGCTTAGAGCAGGAAGACATCGACTCCCTTAAAGACTATGTGGCCGGCATGAAACAGGCATGCAGTACGGCAAAAACACTGGCCGAGCATTATAAGAAAGCTGACAGCTCCCAGCCTGACAAGACCGGTCCGGATCAGAACGCCGCCGGCGGTGAAGAAGCTGAAAAGCCCAAAAGGAGAAGAAGCTCGGCCAAGAAGGAAGAGCCGCCAAAACAGGAAGAGCCTCCGGCATTAAAAGAAGAACCGGCCGCGGAAACGGATAACTCCACCGGATTTGATTTCCTGGATTAAAAGGAGGGCGCCAAATGTTTGCAGCAGAAGTCAACGTCCCTCAAATGTTCACGGCTTATGCGGAGGACCGGGGTTATCCCTCCAGGCTGCATCACTATCAATATTTCTGCGAGGAATGCGACCAGGTTTTTGCCGCTGCCTGGGGCAGAAAAACGGGATGTATGGGCTGGTTTGAGCGGGGAAATTATTTCTACTGCCCGAACTGCAGTGAAAAGCATGAAAAACACGTCGTGTGCATCCAGCACCCGGCGTGGTCCCCCAACAAGGTCAGGCTATCCGTCAAAACATATAAAACGTCGGTTGTCCTTGAGGTGACCTGTACCACCCTGCAGTTTACGGACTTCCAGGTTGTCACCCGGGGGAAAAGCAAAGAGGTATTCCGGTTTGACATCGCCAAGCAGGCTGTGACTTTTTCCCGCTCCGACAACGGGTGTGAAACAGAGCCGATGGAGATAGGCAACCCGTTCAAACTTGAAATACTGGACAAAAGCATCCTGGAGTTTTTCATGCCCGGCAGCATGGCCGTAACAAACCAGCGGGCGGAACTGGTTAAACTGTTGAGGACGCTCCGGGAAGCAGTGCGCGGCAAGCTGGAAAAACACCTCGGGCATAAAGTCTCCTCAATGCACGCCAGCCCGGGGCAGCGCCACGGCCTGTTCCTGCTGCCTATCCTTAACATGGCATACCGGGTCATGTTCCCGGACGCTCCAAACCTGCCGGCAATATACAGGGAAATACCCGCCACAATTCAACGGTTCTGGGAAATGAAGATGATCAGTGAACACGGATATATGGACGACATTATCAAGCTTATCAAATATAAAGGAGATTTTGTAAAGGCAATGGTCGATGCCGGTTCGCTGCCCGATAGGCCCGCAGTGAGGAAAATACTAAGCGAGGACCCCTTCGAGTTCAGCCGCCTGACCGAAGCCTTTGCGCTGTGCCGGAACTATGACTATGCGGTCCGCCTGTACTCTGGATTAAAGGCCTTTAAAATTGAAAGCTCATATATGGGCATGATCAGGGACCTGGTTCAGTTCCTGCGCGGCATGCTGCCGCTATACGGCGAGGCCGGGGCCGTCTGTCTGGTTGAGGAGGCGGATAAAAGGTATTTACAGGACTGCGTCCGTCTCTACCACGGGCTTACCGACGAGAACCGGCAGGCGCTTCAAGCGGAGCGGGTCAAACTGAGCGATCTGCATGACTGGATGGCCCGCACGCACCGGAAACAGAACCACGTGAACCTCAAATTCAACGTGCCGGACCACATCGTGAGACGGCTGTCGATGCAGACGGACAGGCTTAAGTTTTTCATGCCGGCAGAGTCAATGGAACTGTTGGAGGCCGGCGCCGAGCTGCATAACTGCGTGGCCTCTTACGGAGGGGCGATGAAGGATAACAACAAGTGGATTGTCTTGGTGGCCGACGAACGCGGCAAACTGGCCGCCTGCCTGGAGGTCCGGGGAAAAGAGCTCCTGCAGGCCAAGGTTGACAGGAACAGGCTTGTGGCCAGCGACCCTGTATTGAACCGGGAAGTCCTGGCCTGGGCGAAAGAAGCCGGGCTGGTTATAAAAACAAAGGACGTTGAGCCGCCGGCGGTTGCAACGGCGGCCGGCTGAGGAGGAATGCTTAAGAATGACAACAGTTTATTTAGCCGGCAAGATGACCGGTTTATCATTGGAAGAAATGTCAACCTGGAGGATTCATGCGAAGGCGCTGCTGGGCGATGCCTTTCGAGTTTTAGATCCATCAGAAATAGAGCAGGCTGAAAAAATGACCAGACGGGCAATAGTTGACCATAATAAGTTTCAAATCAGGCACTCAGACATTGTACTGGCCGAGTTAAACCATGAATCCGTCAGCATCGGCACCCTCGGAGAGATAGTTTTTGCCCGGGAAAACGGAAAACTTGTAATTACCTGGGGAAAAGCTGAAAAAATCACCGGGCATCCTTGGGTGGAGGAGCACGCCACCCTGCATTTTCCCGACCTGAGCTCAGCGGCCCGGTATATAAAAGATAATTACCGATAAAGGAGCGTTATCATGAAAAATACGCTTGGGGACCTGAACAATCACCTGTTCGCCCAACTGGAACGGCTGAGCGAGGAAGACCTGAAAGGCGAGCAGTTGAAGGAGGAAATGGAGAGAGCCAGGACTATTACGGGCCTGGCGTCGCAAATCATAGCCAACGGCACGCTGGTATTGAAGGGGGGGGCAGCTCCAACTTGAATACGGTATCGATAACGACGGCAGCGAAAAGAAAATGCCCAAGATGCTAAAGGCTGAATTTTTGAGGGAGTAATACCGGTATGGGCTATGAGGTATATAATCCCCGGACACAACACCAGACGCCACACCAGTATACTCCGGCCCAGGCTGCCTTCCTTGTCGGAAACGTCAATGACCGCGGCAACCAGGAATTGACTGACCTGTTTAATGCCCACTTTGGGCTGAACCTAACCTTGACGCAAATCAAGGGTTACAAGAAAAACCACAAACTAAACAGCGGCCTTACCGGGTTTTTCCCGCCGGGGCAGGTGCCGTTCAATAAAGGCAGAAAAGGTGTCGGCGGCTGGCCGCCCACGCAATTTAAGAAAGGGAACCGGCCCGCTAATTGGGTGCCGCTAGGAACTGAAAGAATATCCAGGGATGGATACACAGAGGTAAAAATTGCAGACGGAAGATTAAATAAAAACTGGAAAGGCAAGCACATCCTGATCTGGGAAGAGCATAACGGGCCTATCCCGTGTGGCCATGTTGTAATTTTTGGGGACGGCAATAAAAGGAATTTTGACCCAGAGAACCTTCTTTTGGTGTCACGTGCGCAATTAATAAGATTGAACCAAATGAAAATGATCCAGGAGGATGCAGAGCTGACGAAGGTGGGGATCGCCATTGCGGATATTTGTAACAAAATTGGGGAACGGAAAAGAACTTCCAAAGAAAAGAAAGGACGATGAAAAAATGTGCGACTGCATTGAAAGATTAAAAGAAAAGATTGCTGCCGAATTCAATAAACCTACCCACATTAACGCAGAAACTTTTATCGAGTTTAGAATTTTCACTCGGGTAAAAAGAAAAAAGAGGTATGCACATCCGGTCGAATACGAAGAAGGCTGGTCCAAAAAAAGCCAATACAGAAGCTATGGATATAAATTCTGTCCGATATGCGGAGGTCCCTGGAAAAAGGCAGGGGACGTATAAGGTGCTTTTAATGTTAAGAATGTGCAGGAGGGGTAAGCATGCCAACATTAAAGCCATATACCAGTAAACGCTATCTTGTCGTGGGGGAGAATCACGGCAAGCATGTTAGCAATATGGGGGTAACACGGTACATCAATGATATTTTAACTGTGTGCGATACGCCGGAAGAAGCGGAGGCGATTGTAAAACAAAAAAATTCCCCCGTATCATGGAAATATGGTGTCATAGAGCCACGAGAAAAGGTACGGGTAACCCAAGAGGCGTATTGTTGATACGCATTCCAATGATGTGGCTACTGCCAGAGGAAGGAAAATAAAATTGATCATTAATTATGATAAATTACCAACAAGGGGTAAAGAAACATCTGAAGGGGAAAAAACAAGGAAACATGCCCTTTGTGGTGGTAGATGTTATGTTTTTTATGATGAAAACAGGCGGTATCGCGTAGAATGTGAAAATTGCGGAACGCTTAAAAAATTCAGGGCAGATGGGCTAGATTTAGCGATTAAAAAATGGAACGATATGTTAGATGCGATAGGAACTGCCGGAGGACGGCAGGACGGAGGGGGTAAGTGCCAATGATTAACCAGGAATTAGATAGTCAGTTAACGTCTTTAATCCAAAAGCTCAATGATCTAAATGATCAATATGACAGCATAGAAGACAAAATTGAGGACTTAGAGCATGAGAAAGACGCTATTGAGTTGGAAATATGCGCCACAGAGGCTGGGATCGAGAAAGTCAAAAAACAGATGCATCAGGTCGGCCTTGATAAGATGACTGGGGATAAGTTTACAGATGCTTTTGTCCGGGAATTATTATCGCCGACATTTGCAATAAGATAGGCGAGCGGAAAAAACGGAAAAAGGATGGCTTAAACCTTGAGCAATCCAGATAAACAAGCAAAACCTAAAGTTAAGCACGACGGCAGCCTGACCATAGCGGTGGGCCGCAGCCGGAAAGAGACCGACTGGAAGAACCGGGAGATGCTCTGGTCACAGCTGGTGGAGCGGCTCTCCCGGACGAACCGGACCGGTGAAACGCATGCTGAATATAAGAAGCTGACCAAGGCGCAGCAGGGCCAGATTAAAGATGTGGGAGGGTATATAGGCGGGACCCTCAAAGGCGGCCGGCGGAAGTCCGACGCGGTTGTCTGGCGGCAGGTCCTGACCCTGGACGCCGACTACGTCAGGGGGGACCTTTGGGCCTCCGTGGAGGTTATCCTGGGCTGCGCCTGCGTGATGTATTCCACCCACGCGCACAGCCCTGCAGCCCCCAGACTGCGGCTGGTAATACCACTGGCCCGGACTATTACTCCGGACGAGTACCCGGCTGTCGCCCGGCGCGTCGCGGCGGACCTGGGGATAGACTTCTTCGACGACACGACCTACGAGCCGCACAGGCTCATGTACTGGCCGTCTACGGCATCTGACGGGGAGTACGTCTTTAAGTGCCTGGACGATCCCTGGCTGGACCCTGACGAGGTACTGGCCAGGTACCCGGACTGGAGGGACCCGTCATACTGGCCGGAGTCTTCCCGGGTGCAGCAGGACAGGAAGAAGCTGGCGGAGAGGCAGGGCGACCCCTTGGCAAAAGACAATATTGTCGGGACGTTCTGCCGCACCTATACCATTTCCGAGGCTATAGAAACGTTCCTGGAGGGCGTGTACGCTCCTGCAGGAGACGGGAGGTATACTTACCTTCCCGGCTCTACTGTCGGCGGCCTGGTGGTTTACGACAGCGATACTTTCGCATACTCTCACCACGGCACGGACTCGATCGGCGGCAGGCTGGTCAACGCTTTTGACCTGGTCCGGCTGCATAAGTTCAGGGATCTGGATGAGGATGCGGATCCCGGGACGCCGACAGTCAAGCTGCCGTCTTATGAGGCCATGCTTGAACTGGCGCTGCAGGATGAAGCCGTTAAAAAACAGATAATAACCGAAAAGCAAGAAAGCGCAGTCCGGGATTTTAATGATGAAGCCTGGAAAGACAAGCTGAAAATAGGCAAAAACAAAGAGACGAAAAACACTTTAAAAAATCTGATATACATCCTCAGCAACGACCCCGAACTAAAAGACATTGTCTTTAATCAATTGGCCGACGGGATGGAGAAGGGAAAGGTCCCCTGGAACAACCCCAGCAAGTGGTGGCGCGACGCGGACGACGCGCAGTTGATAAGCTATATTGACATCAACTACGGGGCTTTTTCAGCGCGCAATTAT